GGGTGAAGGTGGTTCCACTGGTAGGGGGTCATGACGATGTCCGCCCAGATCTCCACGCCGCGCACTCGTTTCTGCTTCTTGTCCCACCACGCCAGACGCATGGTCGGGCGTCCGGCCCACGGTCGCATGACGCTGGTATCGACCGGTGGCAGGCCGCGCTGCTCCTGCAGCTCGTTCATGAATGACAGGAAGCGGTATCCACTGCCGTGGCTGCCGGTGTGGACGTCGGGAAACTCCGGGTCACGCCACGCGGGCGGCGGCCTCCTGACGCGGTCGATATGCACGGCGGTCTCCTGGCTCAAATCGTTCCGCATTATAACACGGTCACGGGATTGGGCGCCATGACTATCGCTCCACGTGATCCCGCGATCGCCCTTCGCGAGGCCACCGACGCCGCCATCGAGGCGCACGCCACGCTCGAGGACGCGGGCCTGCGCGCGGCCTTTGCCCGGCTCCAGGCTCACTACACCGACCAGATGCGGCGCCTGCCGCCGGAGGACAGGGACGGGCGCGAGGGCGCCTATCTCGCACTCCGCGCGCTCGATGCCCTGGCCGCCGACCTCGCGCGGATGATCGCTGGCGAGGAGTTCATCAAACATAACTATCGTTCCGTCTTACGAACGAGAGAGAGATCCAACACATGAGTGGCACGCAGCAGCCCGGCAACCCCGCTCCACGGACGGGGACCACGGTCGCACAGGCGGCGGCCAGCATCGAGGCGCTACTGGACCGCGAAGGCGACAATCCAGAGCCCGCGAGGCGGCCATCCGTGCCACGTCGCGACCCTCTGCCTCGGGCGGAGACCGACGCGACGCCGCCGACGTCCGAGACCGGTCCACGCGAGACGCTGGCCGAAGCCGACCCCGACGGTGAGATCGATGACGTGATCCTGCCTGACGATGACGCCGAGGAAGAGGGACCGGAGGAGGACACCGTCGAGGCCGAGGGCGCCGAGGACGATCAACAGCCAAAGCAACGCATGGTCACCGTCAAGATTGACGGCAAGCCCGTGCAGCTGCCCGAGGATGAGGTCGCCAACGGCTATCTGCGGCAGACGGACTACACCAAAAAGACGATGGCCCACGCGGAAGAACGCCGCGCGTTCGCCGCCGAGGTCAACGCCTTACGGACGGAGCGGGCTCAATACGCCGAGCTGCTTCCCGTTCTGCATGGACAGGTCAACCAGCTACGTGGACACATCGGCGAGCCCGATCCCGCGTTGCTCAACAACGACCCCGTCGAATACATGCGTCAGCGCGCTGTTTACGATGATCTGGTCAAACGCGAAGAGGCCTCCAAGGTTGAAGGCCTCCGGCTTTGGCAGCTCAGCGAGCAGGAGCGCAAACGGGAGCGCGCGGAGTTATTGGTCCGTGAGCGGGAACTCATCAAAGAACGAGTGCCCGCCTGGGCCGACGACAACCGGTGGAAGCAGGTAGCCAGCACGGCGCGAAAGTATGCCGAGGAGCTGGGCTACTCGGAGGAGCAGATCCGCGAGGTCACTGATCACCGGGCCGTCATGGTCCTGTGGCAGGCCGCGCGTTACGCACAGCTGGCCAAACAAGGCAACGCGGTGCCGAACCCGCCGCGCCGCGAAGCCAGTCCCTCACCGGAGCCGGGCCCGCATCCGACCCGCCGCCGTCTGTCGGCGCACACACAGAACAAACAGCGTCTCGCGAAATCGCACAGCCTCGCCGATGCGGCGGCTGTCCTCCGTGGCCTCCTGTGATGGAGCGAGCAAATGCCCAAAGTCACCAACGCCTTCACGACATACCTCGCAAAGGGAAATCGTGAGGATCTTTACGAAACCATATTCAATATCGAGCCCTCTGATACGCCGTTTCTTTCCATGTCCGAAACGCGGTCGATCTCCAATGTGATGTTCGACTGGCAGACCGAAAAGCTACCGGCGAAGAACCCGACCAATGCCCAGGTCGAGGGTTTCGTACTGACGCGTTCAGCGGCGACACCGACGACACGTATCGGCAACGTCGCTCAGATATCGGAACGGGACGCGACGGTTTCCGGTACGCAGGAGGCCGCCGACGCGGCGGGCAAGTCTGGTGAGATGGCGCACCAGATGGCGCTCAACGGCAAGGCGCTGAAGCGTGACATGGAAACAATCTTGTTGGGGCCTCAGCCTTATAACGCTGGCGCGGACGACGTCACCGCGCGCAACACACGCGGCCTCGAGCACTGGATCACGACGAATGCGTTCTATGGCGCGACCGGCGCGAACCCCGTCTCCGCCACGGCGCCGATCACCCCCGGCACCCCGCGCGCCTTCACCGAGGCGATGCTGGGTGATGCGATGCAGCAGACCTACGACAACGGCGGCGAACCCGACAAGCTGCTGATGGGGTCTTACATCAAGCGGGTGTTCAGCACGTTCGTCGGGCGTCACGACAGCCGCCGCACCGTCGATACCGACGAGGTCGTCGCATCGGTTGATTTCTACGTCTCCGACTTTGGCGAGGTCAAAGCGTATCCCTGCCGTAACATCACCAAATCCACGGTGATCGGTTGGGACAAGGATTATTCCAAGACCGCTTACTATCGGAAACTGGAACGGATCGACATCGGCACGATTGGTGACGCGACCACCAAGTTGATGGTCAGCGAGTACGGGCTGCAGTGTTCCAACGAGGCGGCGCACTTCAAGATCGCCGATTTGATCACTTCAGGTCCGATCACGATCCCGTCGCTTATGACGACCGACGCGCGTGTCATCGGTGGCGTCATGGGCACCCCGGCGGCCGGTGATCCGCCACCGGACAACGCGATGGGCCGGATGCGGACGGTCGACCCGCGTGGCGGCATCTCGCAGCAGTTCGACGGCTCCACGACCGGGGCCACGCTGTCCAAGGAGGGTGAGATCGTCGGCTCGCCCGGTGGGTTCGCTCCGGTGCCCTTCGGGGGGCTGAACCCCGGCGACCTGCCGCCGCCTCCACCAGAGGCACGGGCGGCGCAACCCCCGGCGACGGACAAGGGCACCACGCCCGGCCTGTTGTCGCTGGCCACTGGCGCCAATCCGTCCGAGGCGGTCGCCAAGGCGCCCAAGGAGACCAAGGGTTCCGTGGTCTGGGGTGACGGTAGCTCCGACAGCAAAGCGTCCCACACGGGCGCGAAGCACACCTACGAAACCCCCGGCGACTACAGCGTGCGGCTGGTCGATGAGCACGGCCTGCTGCTCGACAGCCAGACGTTCCACGTGCCGATCTAACAAGGAGGCGGCGGGCGAAAGCCCGCCGCGCCCCGTCATGTCTTTTCGCGCCCTTTTCGATCATTCCGGCGGTGTCGTGCGGTGGATGTCCACCGCCCCAGGCGATGACGCGGTCACTGTTCACGACGCGCAGGAGGTCGGCGACATCCTGCGGGCGAACGCCAGGGACGCGGATGTCGACCAGAGTGGTCGGCATTTTCGTCTCGCCGCGCGCGTGCCGATCGCGATCATCAACAAGGCACGGGCTGAGGGTTGGGAAAACGATGAGGCACGTTGGAGGGTTTTCCTTAACGATCCCGAGAACAGAATGTTCAGAGTATGGCCGGGGAAAATCTGATGGCGCTCAATGATTATAACGATTTACTCCTTGCGGTACCGAAATGGTTGAACAAGCGCAACCTCGACGGCATGGCCGCCGACTTCGTCCTGCTGACGGAGACAGACCTCCAGGCCAAACTACGCTCCCGCGAGATGCAGATCACGACCGACGCGCCCGTGTCCTGCGCATCGGTCAATCTCCCCGTCGATTGGCTCGACGCCACCCGGCTGTGGATGGACGGCGCGCACAGATCGCTCGACTACTGCACCGTCGATCAGTTGGAGGAGATCCGCTCGACCGCGTCACCCGGCGCCGGGCCGACGCATTTCTCCTGGACCGACAGCACGATCGAGCTGGCGCCCGCGCCCTCCGGCGAGCTGATCCTGCACATGACGTATTATCGCCAGATACCCCGCCTCTCGATCGCGGCGCCGACCAACTGGCTGACCGTCAGGGACATCGGCGTTTACCTCTACGGCGCCCTGGTCCGCGCCAGCCCCTACCTCATGGATGACAGCCGGGTGGCCACCTGGGCCGGTGAATACACCGCCCGCATCTCCGCCCTGAATCTGACCTCCCAGGTCGCGCTGCACTCCGGCGCGCCTCTTAAGCGGCGCATCCGGGGCTACGGGCGCGGCGTCAATCCACTCCCCTGGAGTGCGTCCGCCGGAGGAACGATCCAATGAGCGGCACGCCCACGCCCCCGTTCGTTTACAACGCGTTCTCCGATTACCTCGAGGCCAAGGTTCTTGGTCACCTGTTCCTGGCCACCCCGTACACAGCCCCTACGGCCTTCTGGGTGGCGTTATTCACCGGGACCGCCACTGATACCGGCGGCGGCGTGGAGCCCCCAGGCGCCTCCGCCTACGCCCGGCAGCCGGTGACCTGGGTTGCCGCCCCGGCGCAGGACGACGGCAGCTCAGCCGTCTGGAACAACGCGGTGCTGCAGTGGCAGCCCGCCACCACCGGCTGGGGCACGCTTACCGGCCTGGGCGTGTTCGACGCCCTCACGGCTGGCAATCTGCTGGCTTACGCGCCGCTCGTGATCCCGAAATTCGTCGCCTACGGCGATGCGGTCAGGTTCCCCGTCAACACCCTCCTGATCGGGCTGCAGTAGATGGCGACCCCGACCCGCCCCTACGGTCTCGGCCATTACGGTCTGTCATCCTATTCCACGTGGCGGTTCCCCGAGATGGCGCACCGCATGGGCGCACGGGCGTCGATCCAGCCGAACATCATCGCCGAGTATGTGCTCTATGCGAACCGTCTCGGCGCGCGTTCCGGCATCATCGCCGAGGCGCGCCTTTACTGGGAGCAGGATCTCGCCTGCGACACGACGTGGACGCCCAGACCGGCGCCGCCGTTTTATTGTCCGGAGGGCGCCGCGCATGGCTGACACATTTACTGGAACTCTTAATCTTTGCAAGCCGGAGATTGACCAGTCGGCGGAAACATGGGGCCAGAAACTGAATGCGGATCTTGATCTCCTGGATCAGTTCGCATCGACAACGAGTGCGTTCATGGCCGCCTCCAACGGCAACGTCGTATCGATCATCAATCAGATATTCCCACGCGGCGTGATCGTCGCCTGGACCGGTGGCGCGGGCGCGATCCCCGGCGGATGGCTGCTGTGCGACGGCACCAATGGCACGCCCAACCTGACCGATCGTTTTATTCTCGGGAACACCGGCACACGGGCCAACTGGGAAGCCGGAGGCGATTTCGGCCATAACGCGGTGACGGACCAGAGCCCGCCGCATACGCATGGCGGCTCGACACAGGATACCGCGATCAGCGAGGCGCAGATGCCGTCTCACGCGCACGCGGGGAACACCGATACGCAGGGCAATCACAGCCACACCTACAGCGCGATCGTCGGCGGCGGCGGTGGTCAGGTTGGCGCTGGCGGCTCCCCGGCTTCGGGCGCCTCGCCGCAGACCAGCGTGGACGGGATGCACGCTCACAACATCGTTACGGATTGGCGGGGTGGCAATCAAGGACACCATCACGCGCTTTGGCAGGATGGTTGGCACACGCACAACGTGAACGTGTCCGTCGTGCCGCCTTATTTCTCCCTCGCTTACATTATGAAGGCGTAACGGAATGGCGACGACAACCCCGGTCCTGGGTCTGCTCAAACCCGTCGTCGGCGCGGACGACGACTTGTGGGGTGGATTCCTGAACCAGAACATGGACGTGCTCGACGCCCAGGTGGTCACACGCGGCTCCGGCGTGGCGATCGTCGGTACGTCGCCGACATCGAATGTTTACGAACCGTTATGGTGGGACTCAAACAGCGGACAGCTATTCATACAATACGATGACGGTTCGTCCGTACAATGGGTGTCCGCCAACAGCATCGACGCGAGCACGCTGGAGGGCAGTTTCCTGCCGCTGACGGGCGGGACGATGCAAGGTCCGCTCAACTACACCGCGACCGGCGGAACGGTGCCGCGTTCGGCGCAGGATCGGGCACAAAGTATGGCGCTCACAGTGGAAGACTTCGGTGCGAAGGGCGATCAGGTCACCGACGACACGGCGGCGTTCAATGCTTACGCGTCATACCTGCGCGGTATGACGGGATATTTTGTCTATAAGCAGTTCACGTTGGGACACAGCCGCGTCTACGTGCTCCGAGGCTCAGTCAATCTCACGGCACTGAGCAACCTGAAGTTCGAGGGCAACGGCAGTTGCATCGTGGCATCACCGACTTCGCCTGGGACCGTGGCTCTGGACTGCGTTGAAGCCAATCTGGTTTCTTTTAATGACTTTACTCTCATCGCTGAAGGTGCCAACTGCAAATATGGCATTCAGGTAGGGCGCGCCGTCAACCCGGCCCTGGCGAGCACGATCTATTTCAATAACATCCGCATGGACGGTACTTTCGCCAACGCCTGTATCTATAACCGGGCGGCTGAGAGCAGTGAGTTCAACCACGTATCCATCCAGAACAGGACCAACGCGGCCACGGCTTATGCCTTGATCATGGATGGGGATTGTACGTTTCCGATCACGTCCGCGTTCGCCTCCACATATAACCCGGGAAGCCCCACGACAGCGGATGGACAGGCGCCAGGGACCACGCAATCATTCAACCAGCAGACATTTGTCAGTTGCTCGATAATAAGTTACCACGCCCCGGCGATATGGATGAGTTGCCTGCGCAGTCATAAGTATATGAACTGCTACGCGGCGGGATGGAGCCAGGGCGGCAGCGGGCCGATCGCCGTCATATCTTATGTCGCGGGCGGTGTCGCCGATGATCTGCACTGGGATGTGCACTGCGAACCGGAGAACATCACCAACGTATTCACCATTACCGGGGCCGTGGCATCACCGGTCATGCGTAATCTTTACCTATCGGACTGCTTTCTGGAAGCCACCGGTAGTGTGTTCGTGCTTGGCGCCGGGGTCACGTCGTTGACGTTGCATGATCTGGAACTGCACATCGAGAACTGCACCCATCCAGGAGTTGTCATATTCGACAACCCGGCGAACTATACCATCCTGGGCTGCCGGGCTTATGTCGGTCCTAACGTGAACTTCAACGGGACACCAGTGCAAGGTTCGGTGAACGTGAACGGGACTTTCCCGGTGGCGTTCAATACTGGTGGGCCGGTGACGGTGCCGGGATTACTTACCGCCTCGGGTGCCGGGACTGGTTTGTCCGTCACCAACGCGGCAACTATCGGTGGCGCGCTATCTTTGGGTGGGGGTGTGCATTGTGGCGCGTTCGGGGCTGGCGCATACAACGACTTTAGCAAGCACCTCGAACTATACAGCGGCGGCGGCATAACCGTAACTGGCGCCGGGTTCAACTATGTGTCTGGTGTTTCTCATATCTTTTACGCGAACGGCAGCGTTCAGGCGGGGTTGATCAGTTCAACTGGTTTGAACGCTTGCGCCATTGGTCAGACAACGGCGGCGGCGGGCACATTCCTTGCTCTGACCGCTTCAGGAAATACGACATTCAGCAACGGTGTATCGACGTTTGGCGGTGGTGGCTTCGCCGGTAATGTGAATATGTATATGCAAACGGCTCCCGGTTTTAACCGTCAGATCAATATACTCAGCGGTAGCGGCGGCGCGGCTATGCGATGGACGTTTGGCGCGGACGGCACGGCTGAAGGGGGTGCTAACGCGGGGACAAATTTCGCCATAGCGAGGTTCAACGACAGCGGTGGGTTTGTTGACTCTCCTGTTGCCATCACGCGTTCAACCGGTCGGGTTACCCTAACGGCACTGGCGGTCACCGGTACATCTGGTTTCAACGGCACGGCGCCCATCGCCAAACCAACGGTGTCTGGTTCCAAAGGCGCTAACGCGGCGCTGGCTTCGTTACTCACGGCGTTGTCCGCGTACGGTCTTGTCGTGGACAGCAGCACATGAACCCGACAGACCGCATCAGCATCACCCTCGACGCGCAGACCTGGGAAACCGTGCTGCGGGTGATCGCCCAGGCACCGGTTCCTTACGCCGTTGTCGCGCCACTCATGGCGTCCATACAGCAGCAGTGCGCCAACCACACCGTGGCGGATGATCCACAGCCGATGGTGCCGCGTGTCGTGATGAAGGAGGCATAGCCGTGCCGCTTGATTTTCCCTCTCCGGCGACAACCGGCCAGATATTCAATGCCGCTGGCGTAAGCTGGATGTGGGACGGCACCAAGTGGACATCCGTGTTGAGCACGGGCGGCTCTGGTGGTGGTAGTGACTCATACCCGGTGCCAAGCGTGCTGTCGCTCGCGACCTTCGCCAACAACGGCGTGACCGACGATAGCGCGGCGCTTAAGGCGGCGTATAATGCCGCTGTCGCCGCCGGATACAGCACGATTTGGTTTCCGCCGAACGCCAATATCTACGCGCCGACCGCTGATCACCTTGGTGGTGTCGCTTTCGTTGGCGATGGTAAATTAACCGGCACCTACCGGAAATGGGCCACATACCCAAGCGGCGCTGTTCCTTCCGTGCCCGCACAACGTGTCGTGTCGTCACGGCATCTGACCCGGTTC